GACCGCAAGATGTCGAAGCGTCCTGTGATGTGTTATAGTTACGGCTTAACTCCATACAGCAACAGGGATTACGTGGCTGACTGGTATGACACCACGAGAAGAGAGCGGGGAATGGATTGTTCGTTTGGGCGGAGCCACATGTATCCAGCTATTAAATATCTTGGGGATCTTTTGTGGGATAGCATCGAGACCTTGTTAACAAAGCCCAAGCTGGTGATGGATTGGTTCCAGGATGTTGCCCGGTTGATGACAGCCCAAGACCTTCCGTTAACGTGGGTCACACCAAGCGGGTTCCGTGTTTCTCAGGACTACCGCAAGCAAGTGAGCAGGAAGGTTAGCACGTGGTTGAATGGTTCTCTCACCTCGGTAAGATTTAAGGATGCCACGGATGAACTGGATCCTCGCAAGCAGAGCAATGGGGTAGCGCCCAACGTGGTCCACAGCCTTGACGCGTCAGGGTTGGTGTTGACTGTTAATGAGAGTTGGAAGCGAGGTGTGTATGACTTTGCGATGATCCATGATTCCTTCGCCACCCACACGACCAACTGTGAGACGCTTTCTTCCTCCCTTCGCGATAGTTTCAGCGAGATGTTTTCGAAAGATATCCTTGCTGACCTTGCGGAACAGTGGCAGAAGGATAGCATCGAGGAACTACCGAGCCTTCCTGACTATGGCACCTTTGATGTTAACACCTTGCGTGATTCTAAATACTTTTTCAGTTAGTCCTGAGAAAAACAAAACCAAAACCAAAACTAAAAACTAATGAAACAACTAACAACGCCTATAGGCACCGCACTGTATCCTAAATTGACCACACCGGATACCAAGTTTGATGAAAATGGGGTCTACTCTGTCAAGCTGATGTTGACTAAGGCTGACTACGAATCCCTCGTTCAGAAGATTGACCCATGGCTTGAGGGAGAATACAATCGACTGGTTAGCGAGTCGGGAAAGAAGAGCCTTAAACGTAGTGAGCGACTCCCACTCAAAGAAAACGATGATGGTGAGTATGAGTTGTATGCAAAGCAGAATGCCACACGTGAAACAAAGAAGGGGACGTTCGAATTTGTAGTCGCTCTCTTTGATAGTGCTGGAAAGAAGATAAACAACCCTCCTAACATTGGGAGTGGATCGAAGATGCGTCTTGGGGTGATCCCTGTCGCTTGGTTCAGTCCTTTGATTGGAGTGGGTTACACGTTTCGCTTGAAGGCGGCACAGATTATTGAGCTTAAAGAGTTTGATGGTGGCGGAGGTGACTTCGCATTTGACGCGGAAGAAGGCGGCTTCGTTTCTGAAGATCTGGGTGACGCATTTGACAACGACTCCAAGGATGCCTCGATTCCGTTCTAAATTCGAACAGCGGTTGGCCGTTGCTATGAAAAGAGCAGGGGTCATCTTCACATACGAGTCCATGAGGATTAAGTATGTGAAGAACCACCACTATACGCCGGACTTCGTCCTAGACAATGGTGTTATCCTTGAGGCTAAGGGTCGCTTCATGTCTTCGGACCGAGCGAAGCACTTACTAGTCAAAGCCCAACACCCTGACCTCGACATACGCTTCGTGTTTATGCGAGCCAGTAACACCTTGAACAAGCGGAGCAAGACAACCTATGGGGATTGGTGTGACACGCATGGTATCCCTTGGTGTGAGAAGTCCATTCCCGGTTCGTGGTTTGACTAACAAAAATGAAAACTAACAATGTATACAGTAACTCACCAGCCGTGCGATAAGTGCGGCTCGTCGGATGCGTTGAGCGTGAACACCGATTTATCGACCTACTGCCATTCGTGCAGCACGTATGATAAGTCTGGTGCCACGCCATCCACCTCCACCACCACCACCATGATGAAAATAACAAAACCATTACACACGGACTCGGAGCATTTCCTTGACGGGCGATACAGTGACATCCCAGCCCGTCACATCACCTTGGACACGTGCAAGCGGATGCGCTACCGGATCGGAGACTTCAAAGGTCGAGCGTGCCACATCGCAGATTACTATGACGATGACCGGAAGCTTCAAGGACAGAAGCTAAGATTTGAAGGTAAGCAGTTCATGATCCTAGGTAACATTTCGGATCGCTTCTATGGACAGCACCTTCACCCAATGGGCGGCATGAAACTTGTCGTGACCGAGGGTGAGGTTGACGCCTTGAGTGTCAGTCAGATACAGGATAACAAATATGCGTGTGTGTCGTTACCCACGGGAGCAGCCAGTGCCGCTAAGGTATTCAAGAAGAATCTTAAGTGGCTGGACAGGTTCGATGAAGTCATCCTGATGTTTGACGAGGACGAACCAGGCCGCCAAGCAGTGGAAGATGTTGTCGGGATCCTTCCGAACGGCAAGGCTAAGGTAGCCCGGCTTCCGCTTAAGGATGCGAACGAGTGCTTGGTGAACAAGCGGAGCAGGGATGTTATACACGCCATCTTTCAAGCCAACGCGTGGCGTCCCGATGCAATCGTCTCGGGTGCTGACATCCACGAACGACTGACCAACCCAAAGAACACTGCGAGCATTCCATATCCTTTCGGGGGTTTGAATACGATGACAAGGGGCATACGAAAGGGAGAGATTGTTACCTTCTGTGCTGGTAGTGGGATTGGTAAGTCACAGGTCTGTCGTATTATTGCTCACCACATTCTCACCACAACGGATCATTCCGTAGGATACATTGCCCTTGAGGAGTCCATTGAACGGACAGCCCTTGGGATTGTTGGGTTAGAGATGGGTAAGTTATTGCACCTGGATCCCGAGTTGAACTATGCCGAAGATGGGTTCGATGAAGCTTACATCAACACGGTAGGATCGGGTCGCATGTGGTTGTATGATCATTGGGGTAGTCTTGACGCCGACCGGTTGTTAGCCCACGTCATGCACATGGCTAAAGCTTTGGATGTTGAGTATGTTGTGCTGGACCACATCTCCATTGTTGTTAGTGGTATGCAAGATGGGGATGAACGACGTATGATTGATAATGTTATGACCAAGCTTCGCGCTTTGGTTGAGGAGTGCGGCATCGCCTTGATCCTTGTCTCCCATCTTAAGCGTCCATCAGAAGGCAGGGGTCACGAGGAGGGAAGTAAGACTTCTCTTGCTCACCTTAGAGGTTCCGCTGCGATTGCACAGCTATCCGACATGGTCATAGGGTTGGAGCGAAACCAGCAAGACCTTGAGCATAAGCATGTTACGACGGTTCGTGTATTAAAGAACAGGTTCTCGGGTGACACAGGAGTCGCTGATAATCTTGCGTTTAATACCGTGACAGGACGCATGTCTGAGTTTACTTTTGATACACTTTAGTGGCTAGGTAACCTACTCCCTCCTCCTTGGAACGAGGTAAAACAAATCCTGACAGTCGGGAATAGACCGGCACCACTCTAACTACAAACAATGAAAAAACATAACATACTATTCTTCGACATCGAGACCAACGCCATTGACTTCTGGCCTACCCTTGCTGGGTTAAAGGATCTCCATTGCATCTCTATCTTTGATCCCATAGCAGCAGAGATGCACTCGTTCAGTTCCAACGCTAACAACTTGGATGAGGGGGTCGCCATGCTGAACGCCAGCCATAACATCTGTGGACACAACGCGATTAACTTCGACGGCCCGGCACTTCGTAAGCTGGGTTACACACTGACGACGAACATTGTAGACACCAAGGTCATGTCGAGTGTGCTTCACCCGGATCTCTTTAGCGATGACTGTCGAAGGGGTGACGACTTCCCGAAGAATCTTAGAGGAGGACACAGCTTGAAGGCTTGGGGTCTTCGCCTTGGTAATGAGAAGGACGATCACGGATCCACCGAGGACTGGTCCAAGTGGTCCCAAGAGATGGAGGACTACTGTGAGCAGGACGTGAGGGTTGTTGTTGATTTGTTCTACCACTTCATGGAGGGAAAACCATCATCGGATATGTTACACCTAGAGCATGACTTCGCCACCTTGATGACGAACCAGGAGATAAACGGCTGGCCTTTCGACATTAAGAAAGGTAACGATCTTACTGAAGAACTCATGGCTCGCCGAGCGGAACTCCGGGACGAACTCCAAGACATGTTCCCATCCGCCACGGAGGAGATGAAGACACCAAAGGGTTGGACAGTTGAGGTGAAGGGTAAGCCATACACTGCTGCCACCAAGGGCGGCCTTAAGCTAGTCCTCAAGGAGAATAAGTTAAAGCAAGTCCTTGCTGACAAGGCAGTCAAGACTGGTAACAAGACCAAGACCATCCCGTTTAATCCGAACAGCCGGGACCAGATAGCAGAACGCTTGATGAAGATGGGGTGGAAACCACAAGCATACGAAGGTAAGCGCCCCAAGATTGACGAGGCTGTCCTCAAGAATATTGATAAGCCAGAGGCTACGATGCTGTTGGAGTATCTCCTCATCAGTAAACGTCTCGGACAGGTAGCAGAGGGCAGACAGGCATGGTTGAAGTTAGTTAGGGACGGAAGGATCCACGGGGAAGTTAACACTAACGGAGCCATCAGTGGTCGATGCACTCACAGTAAGCCGAACGTCGCTCAAGTCCCGTCATCACGTTCAACATACGGATCCCAGTGTCGTGAGTTATTCCGCGCACCGGAGGGAAAGGTGTTAGTTGGGGCCGATGCGTCCGGCTTAGAGCTACGTTGTCTCGCCCATTACCTAGCGCCCCACGACCAAGGTGCCTATGGTAAGACTATTGTTGAGGGGGACATACACACAGCTAACCAAGAGGCAGCGGGATTACCAACTCGTGACCATGCTAAGACATTTATCTATGCGTTCCTCTACGGAGCCGGTGACCAGAAGATCGGATCTATTGTTGGCGGAAGCCGCAAAGAAGGGAAGCGATTGAAGGAGGCGTTCATGCGAAAGACACCCGCGATTAAGAAGCTTAACACCGCCATCGAGAGAGCGCTTAAAGGAAAGACATGGCTAGGGGGTATTGATGGACGACGCCTTCCCATCCGCTCTCCTCACTCCGCTTTGAATTTGGTGTTACAATCAGCCGGTGCTGTCATCATGAAGAAGGCACTCATTGTTTTCTGCAAGGACGCCACGCATCCCTTCGAACTTCACGGTAACATCCACGATGAGGTGCAGTTCAGTTGTCTTGAGGAACATGCTGATGACCTAGGCCAGTTGTTCTGTGATTCACTAGCCAAGGCTGGGAAGCAACTTAAGTTCCAGTGTCCACTCGACGGTGAATACAGCACTGGTAAAACCTGGAAGGACACACACTAACCTTTATGAAAAAAGTATACATTGACGGAGACATGCTTCTTTATCGTGCAGCCTTTGCTGCTGAAAAGGAATTCAAATGGGACGACGATATCTTCACAGTCCACAGTGACTTCACGGACCTCAAGGATTCCTTTGTGATGGTTACGGATTGCATCTGCGAGATCCTTAATGCCGATGAAGAGGATGGCGATGAGGTATGGATGGTGTTCTCGGATCGTTACACATTCCGCCATGAGCTTAATCCACTTTACAAAGCACACCGCCGGGACAAGCGATCACCTCTTGGTATCAATGACCTCCGCGAGTGGGCGTGTGATGAATGGAAACATGCCCGTGTGGATCGGATGGAAGCCGATGATGTCCTTGGGATTATTGGCAGTGCGAACCAGGATGCTATTATTGCAAGCGGGGATAAGGACTTCGCGACCGTTCCTTGCACATGGTATAACTTCCTTAAGGATGAGTTACGCACCATCACAACAGAGGAGGCAGACTTCCAGCACCTCGTGCAAACCTTAGCAGGGGATCCGACTGATGGTTACTTTGGTGTGCCACGGGTGGGCTTAAAGACAGCCGAAAAAATTCTTAACAAGGATGGAGCAGAGTGGCAGACTGTTGTTAACACCTACGAGAAAGCTGGGATGACGGAGGAGGATGCCCTTCTCAATGCTCGCATGGCGTTCATTCTTAGGGATGGATACTACAACAAAGAAACAAAGGAGATAAAGCTATGGACCCCAAAACAATAACAATCGACGGCACCGCCGAGGAACGTAAACAGATCCCGTTGTATAGTGGGTTGATGTGTTATTTCCCTCACGCCTTGGTGGAAGTAGCCAAGCAAAGTTACAAGGGTAACATCCAACATCACCCGGAAGATGAGATCTGGTGGGACATGAGTAAGTCCAAGGATGAGCTTGATGCCTTGCTCCGACACATGCTTGAGGGGGACTGGGCTGCGGTAGCTTGGAGGGCTTTGGCTCACCTTGAGCGAACATGTGTTACAGATGTGTTACAGATAAGGCCCATATTAGGAAAGTGAAACATGAATAGTGACTATATTCCTAGCATCCCTACTGATCTACTGAACTTCTTGGACCAACGTGTGCCAAGTAAAGACTTCTCCCCTAGCGAATCGCTTCGGGAGATTGATTTTTATAGTGGAAAGAGGGAGCTTGTTAACTTTCTGAGAACACTTCACGAAGACCAGTTATCCACCGAATTCCTACCCTCCGAATAATACCATGTGCATGTCCACGCCTAAGCCGCCTCCGCCTCCAGCCTCACCACCTCCTCCAACAGCCATTGCTGAGACAGTTAAAGCACCTGCCCAGTCCGCCGAGCCTAAGAAGAAGCGCCGAGGAGCAGCCGGGTTGGTTAACAGGCGCTTGACGGTAGGCACTGGAGTCTCGGGAGCATCCGGCGTTAACACATCTAACTACTAAACATCACCATGCCTAACGTATCCACAGACATTACTATCACTAACGCACAGCTTACTACTGGCGCTGGTGCCTTTGACTCCGCTACGACACCTGCGGTAACAGCCGGAACAGGAACCCCTAGTGGATTCTTTGTTGCCGGGACATTCGACGGAGCCACGGTCAGCCTTGAGCAAAAGATCGGCACATCCTGGGTGGCCTTGGGTGACGACACAACCTTGACAGGTAATGGGGGTGGATTGTTCACGACTCCTTTGTCCAACATCCGTGCGAATGTTACAGGTGCGGGAGCATCCTTCTCAGTGAAGGTTGTTATTAAACCAATCTATCTATAAGACTGTATGTCGAAGAAGAAGAATAGCTTCAAGCCGTGGCTGAGTAGACCAACCGTGAACAGGAGTGTTACGCTTCCGTTTACCCGGCCTCTTACTCAGCGGATGAGTAACTTAAATGAGTTTCATCCGAACGAGTTGGACCCATATCTTCTCTTCGATGCACAGTCATCCATGCGAGGAACCTTAGAGGCTCCGACCTTGGACCTTGACCCCTCG